ATTTGGATCGTAAGTTTCTATATCAATAGCTACTGTATCTACACCTTCTAAGTCTAGATCAATTGGATGTTTACACATTGTAATCCCTTTCTAATATCATTTCTAAATAGTGTATTGCTTTCTTAATGTCTTCTTCTTTTCCTTTCATAGAATGTCTACAAATATATTTTATAGCGTTGCCTTCTGCAAATAAAAATTTATTTTCATTTATAAACTCTGCGGGTTGTATCGTAAATTTTTTATAGTGACTCCCGCCATGCTGCTTGTCTAGTGATTTATAACCCATTCCTTTAAATATACTTTTGTCTGTCATGTTTCCTCCTTTAAAGTTCTAAAATTTCTCTCCAATTGCTTTGTATTTTTGCTAAAGAATAAGGAGCAGAAGATCCTATGGTCCAACAATCTATTCTCCCTCTACTATAAGCAACATAAGCTAGTCTTGTTGCTTCAAATCCTTTAGTTTCTGGATGGTATGTTGATAGATCTACTATGATATTATCAAAAGTTAATCCTTTTACTTTATGTATTGTATCGTGTTGTACTCTTGGTTTTTTAGTTGTGTCCATGCCATTAGTTAAAACTTTATTAATGTAAGGTATCTTTGCAATTAATTTTTCATTTTTAGAAAGATCTTCATGGTTTAAAAGTTGGGAGAATCTTTCAAATTGTTTTACTTCTGGTTTTAAATAACCTGCATCTATAAGTTCTTGAACATTATAATCTCTATCAATTAAAGGTTTAAGTTTATCGACATCACCTTGACCATTAACTTTTACTTTTGATCCCATTAACTTCCAATATTCTTTTATCTGTTGTTTAGAAACTTTATCATTCATAAAAGTTTTCCAATTTTTAAAACAACTAAAATGTTCTCTAGATACATGAGCACTGCCTGATACCATTTTATAATCTATTCCATTATCCTGAAGAAATTCATTTATACGTTCATGAGTAGGTTTACCTCTATAGGTAAATAAAAATGTTTCATCTGTATTTAAAATTTTATTAATTAAAACATCTTTTGCTTTACACCCTTGATTTAATCCAGGTATATAATATGATTTTCCAACAACATCAGTTGAAGTCCAAGTTCTTTCTGAGTATCGACCGTATGCTTCCCACACAGGTGCAATAATATTTCTACATATTTTGTTAATCGTTTGGCCACATCTTAAACCTTCAGTAAGTTCATTAGCCTTTGCTTGTTCTGTGTTAGCTAATTGATAAAAGTATTCAGGGTCTGATCCTGCATATTCGTGAATAGTCTGATCAGCATCTCCTATAAAAATAAATTCTTTTGCATATGTGGCTGCTTTTTGTAGCGCAGCTATCTGAGGTTTACTACAGTCTTGAGCTTCATCTACTATTAAAACATCTATATCAGTAGGTATAGCTGCATTAAATCTAAAATTATCTATCATGTCTACAAAAGATATTCTCTTATGTTCTGGATCATTTCTGTATTCATCATATTTTTCTTTTAACTTTAAAAGTCCACCTGGTCCTTGAAGACGGTAGTTTTGATAACGAGACCTATCACAAAGAGCCCAATACTTTTCAAGTTCTTTCTCAGAAGTTAAGTCATAACCTTTACCATGAGCGTGAGAAATAAACTCATAGAGAGGATGTTTATCCCAAGGAGTATTTTTTTTTACAATATTCATTCCTGAATTATCTTTACAAAAAGCTTTGTGATCTTCCCGCTCATATTTTTTTATATTTAAATATTCTCCTTTAAAATAAGAGTGAATTGTACATATTTGATCTTCCAAATTTGTGTCTGGTATATGCGCTATTTCTGGTATATCAGGTAAACCTGTTTCTTCATCCACATTTTTTACGGCTTTTATAATTTCATCAGCTGCTGTGTTTGTATGAGATAAAATTACAATTCTATCCCAAGGATATTGTTTTAAAAAACCAGCATATTTGTTTTTTAACCATCTGTGAGTTTTACCTGTACCAGGAGGACCTGGAATAAAATCTGGAATTTTTAAACTATTCATCACCTGCACTGTCTCCAATATAGACAGATTCTCCTTCCCATATTAATTTATTATCTTCTACTTCCTCTCCGTTTATTACCCAAGCAACACAAGACTTATTTTTGTATTTGCCTTTATCTTTTTCACCTTTTAAAATAGTTTGAACTTTTTGAACAAGATCAGGTCTTTTTAAATTCACTCTGTTTTTTATTAATTCTTTTTCAAAGTTATCTAAATTAAATTCTATTCGTTTTTTTTCTTCATTATAATAAGGTAATTTATAAACAGCTAACTGTTCCTTATCTGTATAAACACCTTTCGTATCTAAATAATCTAAGAAAAACATTTTAAATCTAGAATCTTCTTCTGCTTCTTTTACATATTCTTTTGACTGTTCTCTGTTGTAAAATTTAGCCATCATTATTTCTTCAAATTCTTTTGCTGTCATCTTAGGTATCCACACCTTTGCTTGACTCATTGCAATGTCACAAAACTTATCTAGTTTCATAAGTGATTCACCATCAATCCAAATCTTTTTTTTAATTGTTTTTAAACCAACTCCATCCACATTTTTTTGTGGTACATTTAAATGTACATAATATCTGTTTGCTCCATACTCTTCTATTTTTTCAATAGTGTCTTTTGATACTTGTAAAGATGCATCTTTAAATAGACCTATCCAATTAAATAAAGTTGTTAAGTTTTTATGACTATAACCTGTGATTTCATGGATTTTATTTATTCCAAATTTTCTAGCAGTTCTTCTGCTTGAAGTTCCTTTTTTTAATCTTTTTGCTAAGTCCTCATCATCTGCGTGCTCCGCGATCCGAGATACAAAATTATCTATTTCATCGTCCGTCCAGTCTGAATTTTTAACTAAAATTCCTGCAATCGCAGTGCAATAATCATCTCTAGCTCCTGTACTAGGATATATAATTGTAAGTGCGGAAGATAAAGCAACTTTACCTACATCTATAGATAAGTTTCCTTGATACTCTCTTATCTCTTCAAATTTTTCCCATCTTACATTTGTTTTTGATTTACTGTGTAAAGAACCTGGAACTATAGTATATCTTTTTTTCTCAGTACGTAGTTCGCATATCATTGAACCATGTGGAAAATCTTTAAAATCTTTTTCAAATTCATCTGGTAAATTAAATTGTTTAAATGGAATCTGGTTTCTGTTTGTCCAAAGATAATGGCTTGTTGGATTACCTTCTCTTCCAAAAATTGCACCACAATCTTTAATGTAATAAGGAAGAAATCTTTTTACAAATTCGTTGTCTATATCTAAATCAACATCATGATCTAATCTTAATGCTATCTCTGCTGTTTCGTGATCCCTGTTCCATATATCTTTCTCTATTTTAAAATCTGGGTCGGTGTACTTCTTTACTTTAGGAGTACCCTTGAGACAAGGTATAATAACCCTTCCCATCTCTAACCAATCTATATAATTTATAGGTCCTTTATTCATTTTATATTCTTTATTAATTTAGAGTGGGCGGTATCCACTCTCGCTTCTCCGCCCATCCTGCAGGAAATTATAAACTAAATTCTTTTTTAGCTTCTTTGGTTTCAGGTTTAGCTTCTACTTCGCCTTTGCCAACACTGACTGCAAAGCTTTTAGCCATATCATAGATAGATTTATCTTTGACAGGACCAACTTTAGAAACATCCCAACCAAACCAAGTTCCTTTGTCATTCGACATTTGAACTGTAGATAGTTTGTAAATGTGGCTATAAGTTGGCGGTGTGAATAAACCATTAGCACCTTGTAGTTTTAAACCCATCATCATTGAGTTCCATTTTCTACTAACTTTAAGTTGAGTAGACTTCATAGAAATCAATGCGGATTCTGGGCTATCGCCCACTACAAGTACAAAATGATTAGCAGTATTTTCTAAATAGTTACCATTAGATAATCTATCTTTGTATGATTTATCTCTAGTCGTTTGACTAACGATATCACTATCTGCATCATGAATTGCAACAGGTGCACCGGTACTGGTACCTCTATCTTGCCATTCAACATATTGTCTTTTGTAATGACACGGTACAACTTCTATTGAATCATACAATTGATTTGTTACTGTGTTCATTATCTTGCCAGGTTCTGCGCCTTCGACATATTTACCATCTCTTTTGTTTACCTCTGGAGATAGTTGACCCAAAATTTTTAAGAATGGTAACGCAAGATCTTCTTGCGAGATATTCTGGGCCCCTTGTTGTGCATCAGCTTCAAAGTTTACTGTAGCCAATGCTCCTTCTTTTTTAGTTGTTACATCGTTCATGTTACTTGTTCCTTTTTATTGTTGTCTTATTCTCTGAGAATACCCCAAAGATTTCCGTTGGCATTTCTTGACCTGCCTCAATACGTTCACGGACTAACGCTTTCAGAGTCATAGGCTCAACCTTCATCTTTTGTGTCGGTTGAAACCCGTGACCCTTTGCAAGTTCAGCATATGATGCTGCCTTGTTATCCTCGTTACGACCAAATGATACCAAGATCTCGTTCTTAATAATATCACCTAATCCATTGTTACGAAGCCAGTTAAACGCCGCTTCTTTATTTGCTTCTGTAATAGTAGCACGATACGACGTTGAAACTTTAAGATGTGATCCATCTTGTAGTTTTAATTCTGCTAAACCCATCTCGGACATCAT